GGGTAGACCAGAGTCTGCTGCAAAATATGCTTTAGATGTTAAATCAGAAACTGTGTCAATGGATGAAAATGCTATAAAAACTTTTTCTGAAGAATCTCACAAACTTGGATTAAACAATAAACAAGCACAAGGTATTTTAGAATATTATAAAAATAATATGGAAGGCTCTGCACAACAATCAAAAATAGATACTGAAACTTCACAAGCTCAAGCAGAACAACATTTAAGACAAGAATGGGGTAGAGATTATGATGCTAAAGTAAAACAAGCTGGTGCAGTAGCTAAAGCTAATATGCCAGGAGTTTTAGATTTACTATTACAAGATGGAACTAGAGTTGGCGATAATTCAGAAATTATAAAAGGTTTTTCAAAGATAGCCTCTATGTTCTCTGAAGATAAAATGGTTACAACTGAAAGCGAAAATGTTGATAGTGTTACAAATATTGAACAAGAAATCTCACAAATGATGAATGATAAAGCTCATCCTTATCATATTAAAGGACATCCTGAGCATGATAAATCTATACAACAAATGCTTACAATGAGAGAAATGTTAAATACTAAATAATAATTTTAATCCCTTGTATTATTATTAAAAATATTATAAGGGATTAAGTATAAGAAAATTCGTAAGAACCTTATTGACAAGAGGCAAAAGACTCTAGTCTAAAAGACTTTAAACCTAAGAGATGCCTACCTATTGGTGGAGAACCTTTCTGATTTAATCAATAATAATATGGAGAGACAATTATGTCATCACAAGTAACTACAGCATTTGTACAGCAGTATTCTGCTAACGTACAACTGTTGTCCCAACAAATGGGATCGTTATTAAGAGACAAAGTCAGAGTAGAAAGCGTTACAGGAAAAAATGCTTTCTTAGATCAAGTTGGCTCAGTAACTGCTGTTGAAAAGACTAGCAGACATTCAGACACTCCACAGATAGACACACCTCACGCAAGGCGTAGATTATCTATGGCTGATTATGAATTTGCTGATTTAATAGATCAACAAGACAAAGTTAGACTCTTAATAGATCCGACTTCATCTTATGCTCAAGCCGCTGCTATGGCAATGGGAAGAGCAATAGATGATGTGATCATATCTGCTGCACTAGGTACTGCGTATACTGGTGAGACAGGATCAACTAGCACAGCCAATTCGAATCAAATCGTACATGGCGGTGCTGTTTTAACTATTGCTAAATTAAGAGAAGCAAAACAAATTCTTGATTTAAGCGATGTAGATCCTTCTATACCAAGACACATTATAGTATCACCAAAGCAGATTAGTGGTCTTTTAAATATAACTGAGGTAACGAGTTCAGATTTCAACACAGTCAAAGCATTGGCTACTGGTGAAGTTAATTCATATCTTGGTTTCAACTTCATTGTATCAAACAGACTTGCATTATCTGGCACAACTAGATCATGTATAGCCTTCGCACAAGATGGAATAGCTCTAGGTATCGGAAAAGATATTTCCGCTAGAATAGACGAAAGAGCTGATAAATCTTATGCCACTCAAGTGTACTACTGCACAAGCATCGGTGCTACTAGAATGGAAGAAGCTAAAGTTGTTGAAGTACAATGTACCGAATCGTAATAGGAGGAATATATGGGAACTAAAAACTCAGACTTAGTAGCAAACTTAGAAGCTACGCCTCAAGTTGCAAGTAGTGCCAATCTTCTACATGGATCAGTCCGTGTAGCACAAGGAACTATTGAACTTGCAGCTGGAGATAGTGACGATGACGATGTTGTAATGTTAGCACCGATTCCAAGTAATGCGACTGTAACCGAAATAAACGTAGGTTCAGACACATTCGGTGGATCATGCACATTCAATGTCGGAATTTATACTTCCGCTGGTGTGGTTAAAGACGAAGATTGTTATGCAACTGCAGTAGCTGACGCTGGTGCAATGGCAGATGTTCGTCACGAAGTTGCGGCAATAGATACTGTCGGAGCTAAGATACACACTACTGCTGGAGACACTACAGATCCAGGTGGTTACTACTACATTGCAGCTACTATGGCTGCTGCTGGTGGTACTGCTGGAACAATGTCATTCAGAATAGAATACGTTGTAGACTAGAAAATAGAATTAAACAGGCGAGTAGAGGGAGACTGAACCTCGCCTGTTTAGCATGAAACAGATTAAAGATTTAAAACCTGTACTACATTTTAAAAAAGATAATTATGTGTACAGATATGTTCTTGTAGACCGGTTTCATCATGGTCCTAAATATCATTATGGATTTGATGCTAAACAAGAAAGAACAGAAGAAGAGATATTTGCTTTAGAAAGATATAGACAAATAAGGCGTAAGTATATTATAAGGAAGTAATATGGCATCAACAGTAGATATTTGTAATGGAGCATTAAATCAATTAGGAGCAACAACAATCCTATCCTTAACAGAAGATTCAAAAAACGCTAGACTTTGCAATTCAAGATATACTCAAGTTAGAGATGCCTTGTTTAGAACACATCCTTGGAATTGTTTACAAGTAAGATTAGAACTGGCTGCATCAACTACTACTCCGGCATGGGGTTTTGCTTATGCTTATACATTACCAGCAAACTGTTTAAGATTACTTAGAGTATTAGATTACGATTCAAATTATAAAGTGGAAGGTAGAAAAATATTAAGTAACGCATCCACTATGAAAATATTATATATTTCAAGAGTTACCGATCCCAATGAATATGATGAATTATTAAGAGAAACATTATCTGCGGCTTTAGGTGCAGACATTGCTTATGCAGTAACATCTAACAATACAACATCACAAAATATGATTTTATCATATCAAGAAAAATTAAGAGATGCTAGATTTGTAGATTCAACTGAAGGCTATAATGTAGATCAAGATTTAGGAATGACAGATGTTATAGACGCAGGTTCATTTATTAACTCAAGGTTTTAATACATGGCTAGAGTAGCTGCACAGCTTACAAATTTTACCGCAGGTGAATTATCACCTAGATTAGATGGAAGAAATGATTTAGCAAAATACGCTGCAGGGTGTTCAAATTTACAAAATTTAGTTATCTATCCTCATGGAGCTGCAGCTCGTAGACCAGGTACAACATTTGTAGCTGAAGTTGTGGATAGTTCAAAAAAAACAAGACTAATACCTTTTGAATTTTCAACAACACAAACTTACATTCTTGAATTTTCAAATTTAAAAATAAGATTTTATAAAGACAATGGTGCAATATTAGAAGGTGATAAAACAATAACTGGAATTACCAATGCTAATCCTGGCGTTGTTACTGCAACATCACATGGTTATTCTGATGGAGACCTTGTAATTCTTTCAAGCGTTGCTGGAATGACAGAAGTTAATGGTATAACTTATAAAGTTGCTGGTAAAACAACACATACTTTTCAATTAAATGATATTGATGGTAATGCTGTAAATACTTCCACATCAGGACCTTATTCAGTTTATACTTCTGGCGGTGTTGCAAATAGAATTTATACAATTACCACTCCTTATTTAGAAGCAGAATTATTTGATATAAAATTTGCTCAATCTGCTGATGTTATGTATCTTTGCCATCCATCCCATGAAACAAATAAATTATCAAGAACTGGACATACAGCATGGACATTGGCGGAAGTTGATTTTACCAATGGACCATTCATAGATGTTAATACAACAACAACAACTTTAACACCAGCTTCCGCAGGTGTTGGAGCTGGAGTAAATATTACAGCCTCTGCTACAACTGGAATTAATGATGACCAAGGATGGTTGGCTACAGATGTTGGTAGACAAATTCATTTTAATGCTGGTTATGCAATAATAACCGCTAGGACAAATTCAACTGTTGCAGTTGCAACTATTACAACCGCCTTTACAAATACAAATGCTATTTCAGCTTGGTACTTAGGAGCTTTTTCTAATACAACAGGCTTTCCTTCGTGTGTAACATTTTTTGAACAACGTCTATGCTTTGCCGCAACATTAAGTAATCCACAAACAGTTTATTTTTCAAAGTCTGGTGATTATGAAAATATGGATGCTAATATTGCTGGTACTGTAGCTGATGATGATGCAATTATTTATACAATCGCATCCAACCAAGTAAATGCAATTAGATTTATGTCATCAACAAGAACTTTAATTATTGGAACTGCAGGTGGTGAATTTGCAGTATCAGGGGGTGGAGATGACAATGCTATAACTCCAACAAATATATTAATTAAAAAACAAACAAATAATGGTGGAGCTAATGTAGATGCTGTAGCAGTTGGTAATGCTACCTTATTTTTACAAAGAGCAAAAAGAAAAATTAGAGAACTAGCTTATAATTTTGATGTAGATGGTTATTCTTCACCTGATCTAACTGTCCTTGCCGAACACGTTACTACTAGCGGAATAACTCAAATGGCTTTTCAAGGTGAACCATTATCAATTTTATGGTGTGTTAGAGGAGATGGTGAATTAGCAGCATTAACTTATCAAAGAGAACAGGAAGTTGTTGCTTGGCACAGACATATTTTTGGTGGAAAATTTGGTGCTGCAACAATAACAGTTACAGATTATGCAAACATAGCAGTAGGAACAAGAATTACTTTAACTAAATCAGATGGTACAACAGTTACTTTTACTTCTGAAGCATCAAGCGGTGCTTCTCCATCTGAAACTTTAGGATTTAGACCAAATGAAAGTAATGACACAACAGCAGATAATATTTATACAGCTATCAATGCTCATGCTGATTTTACAGTTGCTAATCCAGCAGCAAATGTAGTTACAATCACAGAGACATCTCCTTCGTCTACAGGATTTTTAACAATTAAATCTGTAGATGATTCAACAAGATTAGCAACAACAGATCAAGGTAAAGCTGTATGTGAAAGTATTGCTGTAATTCCAACTGATGATACAGAATATCAAATATGGGTTATTGTTAAAAGAACAGTTAATGGATCAACTAGAAGATATGTAGAATACTTAAATGTATTTGAATTTGACGCAACAGATAATACCTCATTTAATTTTTTAGATAGTGCTTTAAGTTATAGTGGAACTGCCGCAACAACAATTACAGGATTAGAACATTTAGAAGGACAAACAGTTGCTATATTAGCAGATGGTGCAACACATCCAAATAAAATTGTAAGTTCGGGAAGTGTTGTTTTAGATCGTTCTGCAACAAATGTTAAAATGGGATTAGCTTATCATTCAATATTAAAAACAATGAGGATAGATGCTGGTTCACAAGATGGAACATCTCAAGGAAAAACTAAAAGAATTTATGAAATTACTGCTAGATTATATCAAAGTGTTGGTGTTGAGGTAGGACCTGATTTATCAAATATGGAAAGAATACCATTTAGAACTTCTGCTAATCCTATGGATGAAGGAATCCCAGTATTTACAGGAGACAAAGAAGTAGAGTTTAGAGGAAATTATGATACTGATGGATATATTTTTGTTAGGCAAACTCAACCTTTACCTTTTACAATTTTATCGTTATACCCAAGGCTAATAACAAATGATGGATAATACACTACATATAGTACCTTATACAAAAGAACATGGACAGTTTATATTATCCTGTCAAATGAATCATAAAGTTTTAGAAGCAGACAGAAATTATATTAATGTTGATGGAGATGCTAAAAATTTGGAGCAAGATCATTTAGCATTTACAGGTTTAGTAAATAACAAAGTAATATTTTCTGCAGGAATGAAAATGATTTGGGGACAAGTTGCAGAAGGTTGGGTGATTGCTACAAATGAAATGT